CAAATACACTCAACAATGAGACCACCTACAGTTATATAACCTTTACCATTACATCTAGGACATACTTCTTTAAATAATATCATCATTTCTGTTGACCTGTAAGCTGTCTACCAGCACCTCTACCAGCTTCTTCAGCTAGACCACCAGCTCCTTGCATAGCTAGTTGTTGCTCTTGCATAGCTTGTTGTTCCTGTGCTATTTGTTCATCTGATTTTACATATCTACCTTGTGGTAGAGACGATGCAATAGTTACATCCTCTATATAATTAGATACATTAAAGTATTTACCTATTGACTGTTGTAATACAGGAGTCTCTTGTAAAATACTAGAGAACTGCCTTAACTTATCAAGGTCATTATTACGTCCTAATGCTTCAACACCTGTAACAGGAACATAATCAAATCCTTGCATATCAACTTTCATTTCATTAAGTATTAATCTACTTAGTGGATGTTGAAACTCTTGGCTTAGTAGTGAATATAGACCACCTTGAGCTTGTTCTAGGTCATTAGCTAAATAGCGTATCTCCCCTAATGTGGTTCTCTCACTATCTCTAACTGCTGAATTAGCTGATAAGAAGACTTGTTCTAATCTTCTCTCTATTTGCAGAGCTAACTCTTGTACTGTACGAAGGTCATTATACTTCTCTACTCTCACTACAGTTAAATCATTATCAAAGTCACCTAATATTACTTCACCATTAGTAGCATTATTAAGAGCGTCTATATCTAATGTAGACCCAGGTTTCTTACCAAATATAGTTCTACCTGCTACTGCATTAGCCTCAAATAATAGCTGATTACAAGCTTCTAATGATATGAAGTCACCTTGATGCTGTGTTACAATACCTAGTCCATAATTATGCCCATTAACAGCTGTAGTTCTTAGAGCCATATATGGAAAATCTTCTGGTTGGTATGTACTTCCACTATCTTCTATTACTACATCTTCTACTGATTGATATTCATACCACATACCCTGTTTTAATACAGCTCTATTATATATTGCTACATCTACAGCATCATCTTTAGTTAAGTCTATATCTAGTAGTTCTACTATATCATCAGGTAATGTATTAGGAGATACTAGCTCTTTAGTTATTACTTCTAATAAGTTACCTCTAAAGTCTCTTAATACTACATAGTTATCTAATCTATATACCTTTAGTCCTTTATCTGTAGGACTATTAGGCTCTACTTTAACAGCTAATGAATTACCTGTTACTATTAATGATTTCATTATTTCCATAGTAGGTACTATTAAAGTTTGTTTACCTACTAGCTTCTGAGCATCATTTTCTATAGTTACAGCTAAGTTCTCAGCCTTCTTTAAGTCCTCAGTAGGTCTACCTTCATTATCATAGAATTGTTGTTTACCTTCATCAGATAAAAATAATCTAAAGAATGGATTATTAGGAGGTAACATAGTAAATGTTATCTTACTAGCTAAACTATTAACTAGTCTAGCACCTGTGTTTTGATATGGATTAGATAATCTATCAGACTCTTTATGTCCATCTGGAGGGAGAATATAAGGTAGGGTTAACTTTGCACTATCTCTAGCTCTATTTAATATATCACTCCTATCTGTATCTAATGCATCAAACCTAGCTTTAGGGGATACCTCCATTACTTGTTTAATGTCTATTTTATCAGCCATTTACTGTTCCTATTGTACTTATGTTGTATTTTTTATTATATGTATCCTCTACTTTTTTATCATATGATGTTTGTGCTTCAGCTAGAGCTTGTTCATTAGCTTCATTTCTAGCCTTAGTAGCACCACCATATAAATCTAAAGGGTCTTCTGACCCTGTTACTTTAGTCATAAGTCCTTTAGAAATAGGGTCTACTGTATTTACAAACATCTTAGATAAGCTTGATATAAAACCCATATCTTATCCTATTATACAGATCCAACAGTTGAACTATCACCTGCTGTACCTACTAGAGGTATCTGTAATGACTTAGCTCCCTGTGTTTTAGCTTTAGTCTTAGCTTTATCTGTTTCTTCATCAATAAACTCCTTCATAGTAGCTTCTTCAGCTGGAGGAGGAGGAGGAGGAGGAGGAGGAGTAGCTGCTACAGTTTGTACAGATGGGCTTTTACCACCACCACCATATCTAGCTTTCATACCCCACATCTCTGCTATTACTTTTCTTATAAACATCTCAAACCTTTCATATATTTATTAAATTTACTCTTAACAGAGTCTATATTAAAAGTAGTAACCTCAGCTATTACTTTACCACCTACTAATCTATTATTACCTTTATTAGCACTATCAACAAAGGTAGTACCTATAGAAGGTAGTTGTAGCTTATCCATAACATTACCTATAGTAGCATATAACCACATAGTAGCTTTAGTTCTTCTATACTCAGGTATTACATACATATGATCAATGACTAATTGTCTCTTCATAAAACCATTCATAGTATGTATATACAAAGTAGTAAATCCTACTACTTCATCTTCATCATTAACTACTAAGTAAATCATATATTTATTATCTACTATTGTACTAATGTAGGATAGAGCTATTTCAAGAGTACCTCTATAGTTATCCTTTAGAGTCTCTTTAAAGTAATCACATAACAATAAACCTAGCTTATTAAAGTATTTATTTTTATAGATTATAGTCTTCATTGTTTACTCTTAGATACTTTCTTAGCTTCCTCATACTTAGCTTCAGCATAAGCTTCTATATAATTAATAACTTTAACTACACCTTGTCTTATTCTAATTTCATCTATAGTAACATTCATAGATTGAGGTAACTCTTTAGGCTTACTAAAATACTTATTTATATTATCTAATAAATCATCACTATTAATCATCATATCTTAAACATCTCCTTTATATATTATTTATATATTATAATATTATATAGTATATAATTATATTTCTTTTTTTTTTTCTTTTCTCCCAATGGGAGCAATATCTCACTATTTTGAAATAATGAATTGCTCCCAACCACCACCACTAGGGGCTTAACTACTATGTACCGTCTAAGTAATATTTTAATGTTTTCAATACTTGGACGTTAAGGGGTAAAAAGGACTACTTCGTAGACGTCTTTACCTATCTCTTTTAACTGATGCATAGAAGCTAATCTAGCTTGTGTTATCATATATTGTTCAGCTTCTTTCTCATCTAAGTCCATTCTATTCATACATTCTACGATACATCTATCCCAATAGACTTCCTCTATAGAATAGTTATGTTTATCTTCTTCAACTTCATCTAGTATCTTATTAGCTTTAACTTTACCTACGTTAGGTATACCTTTATAACCATCTACAGGGTCACCTGCTAATATCTGATAATAGAAGAACCTAGTAGCTTCCTTCTGAGATACCTCTATTAACTCATCAGTACTATAATTATAATGACTACCTACTGTTTGATAAATAACATCTTTATCAATAGCACATAGAAAGTAGTCATCAGGATAATGAGTCTTCTTATATACTACTACATCATCAGCTTCATAACCATAAGCTACCTTAGCTCCATATTTAGTAATAATGTACTCCCATAATATATTAAAGTCAGTAGGCTTTCTACTATTCTTTCTATTATGTTTGTAATCATCTACTACTTTATGTCTAAAGTTGTCCCCTCCTGTAAGCCATAGCTCTACTTCATCACAACCAGTCTTAAACTTTATGTTTTCTATAAGACCATCTATAGCATTCTTTGCTTCTATAGGATTTGAAGTTATAGAAGTAATAGGCTCTTTTTCTATGCCTAGTTCTAGTTCTAATTCATTCCATGTAGTCTTCTCTTCATAACTAAAACCTGCCTTATATAGTGAGCTGTCAGCATCAATCAGAGCTTTCATTATCTAGCCTTTAATAAGCTCTTACGCTTCTTTATTGTATTCTCAGTATATCTGCCTGAAGACCAACCACCACAGCTAGTACAGTAATACTTCTGATATTTGCCTGTATTAGTTGTAAAGTATCCTCTCTTTATTAGATGGTCTCCACCACACTTAGGACATCTCATAACTTCCTCATCATCATTAACATTAATATTAGGATGATTACTATACCAAGCTCTAAGCTTTAAGTATACTTCTTCTAGTGAGATTACATCCATCTCATTATAGAGTCTCATCTCTTTCCAAGCTTCATTATTACCTTTCATACATTCTACCCATAGTTTAGCTCCTGCAAACTTAGCATGGTCTAACTTCTTATTAGTAACTTTAAGTTCTTCACAGAGATTACGAAGAGTGTTTCTAGTAAACCTAAACTCTTTTTTAGCTATCACTAACGTGTCTATATCTTTAAATGGTGAGGGTGGTTGAAGCCTATGAACGACTGCTCTTGACCTGATGAATGGTATATCAAACTTCTTACCATTGTGTGTAATAACATAATCAGCTTTATCAAGCCAATCCAGAATATCTCTTGTAATTTCATAATCATCTTCAGTCCTATTTTCTAAGTAATGTACTTCATCTACTCCTAATTCTTTAATAGAACAACTCATAATATATCCTCTATCTATTAATAAATCAGGATTAATATTTTGCTTCCACATGCCCCATACGAAGGCTAAAGAGGGAGCTGTCTCAATGTCTAATATAATAGTCATCTATGAAAGCTCCTTTATAATATAATCATTTTGTTCATCAAATAAAACTCCTGATCTACTCCTCTTAAGCGCAATAAAACTTTCTTCTTTATAATCATATATAGCAAAAGCTTTTGTTAATTTACTAGGGATAATTCTTGATGTATCCATGTTTTTTCCTTTTAATTGTGTTATATTATGTAAAACCTTACTACTTTACTTCAAAGTCCTCTATTGTATACTAAGTATCTATATAGTCTATTAAAAAGTAATGATTTAAACTATTATACTCCTGTATATGATACACAGGAATAGTTTCTACAAAGTTTGTATTATCCTCAACAGACTTCATCATATATTTAACATACTCTTCACAGCTAGACTTAAAAAAGAGTGCTTCTGCTTCATTAATAAATATATCTACCTTATATTCTTGACTATCCTCGTATTCTCCTATATATACTTTCAGTTTCTCTCCTTTTTTTAAAATGTTTTTCTGCTAAAAATCTATCATTTTAAGTTCGTTTAAGCTTAAAATAACTTTACAAACTTTTGATTGGTTGTTGGACTACTAAGTCCTCCTAACTCCTCTATATATCTTCCTACTTTTATGTAATCTAGTAGAACTACTATTCTATTATCAACCTCTTCAAAATCAAGTCCTGTATATAAACAAACCTTTAATCTATTATCTTTTACCATAGTGATAAGGGATACTAATTCTTCAACTTCCCATTCCCCACCATAGAAAAGAACACAGGATATATGTTTATTTTTATCTATAAGCCTCTGTAGCTCGCTTAAGCTAAGAGGAGTACCAAATGTACTCTCCCTAGTCTCTTTACTATGACATCCTTTACAGTTAAGCTTACAACCACTTATAGATAATGCTAGACTAATTTCATCAGGAACTTCCTGAAGGACTACTTGTGGGTAACTATAATATAACATTTTATCCCTTATTATAATGTCTTAGAGCTTCTTCTTTTTGTCTCTCAGACGAAAAACTATTAATTCTTTTTAAGTATCCTATAACTCTTGTCGCATGATATATATCCTTACTTCCACATTTAGGACAAGACATAAGTGTTCTTTTATCTATATTACCACAGCTGTCACAACCTGTTACTTTTATGTTAAAACAGAAATATTCACACCCTTCTTGTACAGCTACATCTAGTAGCTTCATAAAACCCTCTTTTGTAGGATATGACTCTAAATTACAGTGGTAGGCTGACCCTCCATCTAAGTATTGAGAAGTATCTCTACCATGTAAAACAAACTTATCTAATACTGATATTTTATCGTCTTCTACTTTGTAGAGATAACTGTTATAACAATCTCTAGGAACGACAAAGCCATCAGCCCTATCCCATTTAGCATTCTTAACTCCTAAATTTTCAGCAGGAACAAACTCAGTATTAAATTTACATCCATACTGCTTAGAAGCTTCTTTGTTTAAGTCACTTATAGTTTTTAAAAACTCAGCCACCCAAGCTTTATACTCAGCATTATTACTAATCTCATATCCTAGATACTCGCAGGCTTCTAAAATACCATTGACCCCTATAGTTAAGAACTGTTTATCAGTCGTTATATATCCATTAGTGTAAGCTGGGAGCATTCCTGCTTCTATGTAGGTATCAAACAAATCTTTAAAAGCTAGTTGATACTTATGTATCTTCTTTACTTCCTCTTCTATACTTCTACCTTGTTGTACTAATCTATTAACATTTATAGTAATAACATTCATAGAACCTGTTGCTACACCTCCAGCTCCTAGGCTATAACTAAAATCATTAATATCATCACTAATATCATTCTTAAGTCTACAACAGCTGGATAGAGCGTGGGCATTCTCATTAGTGAATGTAAAGAAAGCATTACCCTCTGCATATTCTTCAGCTATAAACTCTTGATAAGCTTTATCAACAAACGTCTTACCATCATTTAATGATGCAGAAGTTACTACAGGGAACGTTAATAAAGACTTCTCTCTCTCTTTATTAAACCACTTCATAAAGAACTTCTGTAATTTATGTAGACTTTCATATGTAGGTTTAGTGCCATCAGGATACACAAAATTACCAAACATAGCTTCAAAGTAAGGTCTATCATAAATACTTATATTCCAAAAAACTGATTGAAACCCTCTAGCAGAAGCAGGTTGATTTAGAGCATATACTGTATGTTGTAGCTGGTTCTCTATTATTTTAGTATGAGTTTTTAAATAATCATAACCAAAATCATCCCTTGCAAACTTATCAAAGTACATAAGCCATTCAACTGTAGCTACTGCGCCAGCAAATTGAGCTGATATAGCAAAGACTAAATTAATGAAGCCTCCATTAAATGAGGATAGGTGCTTTGGAGCTTTACTATCTCCACCGAACCCTTGTAAACCATCTAGTAAGAAAGGATATAAACTTATAGATACACAATAAGGGTTTAATGACGTCTCATCGTGTACATAAATTTCATGGTCTTCTATCTGTCTTTCATACTCATTTGCTAGAGCTTCCCCATATCTCTGCCTAATTCTATCTTTTATAAGACTTCTATTAACTTGAATATTTATATCTTTGTTTATTTCTGCTCCCATAGTTGCTATGTTGTGTGACGATACGTTAGCATTAGCATCTAATATACTACCATCTGCACTGTTTGAAGCGTTAATATAGTTGTTTATAAAATTCTTCTTTGCTTTAATTTGCTCTAGCGTTAATCTTACCATATACTTTCCTTGTTTTAATATTTTATCCTTTATTTATACTTTCCTTTTTATATCTCACTACATATTAAACTCTCCTCTCATAATCTAAGCTCCTTCATTATCAGGTAAATCAGCCATATTAATAGGTACTACAGGCTTACTAGCGTCTTCTAATTGTTTTTTAATCTTATTAATAACATCATCCATATCAGGAGTAAATCCTCTATCTAATATAAGCTCTTTAATATCTTCTTTAGGGTCTCTAAAGTCTTTACCTTTAGCTACTTTACCTTTAGTCTTCTTAAGAGGTTTAGCTTCATTTGCCTCAATAACAAAGCTCATAGCTTTATCTAATAGTGGTTTCTTAAATTGTTCATGTATCTTACAACCATGATTAATCAATATCTCTGTAACGATAGTAGACATAAGTGTTTGCTTCTGTGTATAGTCAAAGATAGTACCTGTACCTAAGAACTTAAGTAGACTGCCATAGTATACATAGTTAAAGTCACAATAAGCATCTACCATATCTACAATACAATCTAATATATCTTCATCTTTCATAGTAGGAAGTACATCTGTCTGTACATAGATTAAATTTAAATAGGTAGTATATGCCTCTTTAAATTCTAACTCTTCCTCTACTAACATACTCTCTTCTAGCTCTCTATTAACTTTTAACTCATTTCTTAAGTAATTAAATTTTGCAATTTCACCTATCATTTATTATTCTCCTTTATTATTAACATTTCTAAATAATGCATAGCCTTTTCTAAGTCTTGCACACCATTCTTATCTCTATATCTAAGTATATATTTAATAATATTACCTTCATAGTAGTTTAAATTATACTCATCTATTACATCTAGTGGTTGTATCTTATGTTTATTATAATGACTGCCCCCTACTTGTTTCTCTCTTATAGCTTTACCTTCTCTAACACAAGCTTCAGCACTTGACATTTCTTCTAGCTCCTTTAAATACTTTATGCATGTAGCATCATCTGCTATATAACCATGATTGTCATAGAATGTATCTCTAGCATTACATAAATCAATATATTCCATTAATGTGTGTCCTCCCAGTTGTAACCTATATCTGCACTTCCTCTTAATGGTATTCTAAAGTTTAATCTTTTAGTAACATCATCAAAAGTATCTACACATATCTTAGCTATATCTTTAGCTATATCCTCTCTACATTCTATCTGTACTTCATCATGTACATTCAAAACAAACTCATAATCTTCATCCCCACATTTATATTTCTTCTGTAAGTTTTCATCTAATAGTATTAGATAATATTTCATAACTACAGCCCCACACCCTTGAAGTAGTGTATTTAAAGCACTGTGCTCTGACCTAATGAAATACTTATTACCATCTAAAGCTAATAAGTAACCTTTAGCTCTAACAGCCCCCACTACTGTATCAGTTAGTTTTTTAAGAGCAGGTATCTTATTGAAGAACTTATCCTTCATCTTCTTACCCTCTGCAAAACCACCACCTACAATAGTACCTAGTTTTGCTTCTCCAGCCCCATACATAAGGGCATCAGTTATGTTCAAGGAGGTACGCAACTACCTCCCCAGTTCTCTTATGAACTTCTATATGTTTCCATATAGCTCAGACTATATCATCATCCTCCTAAGAGGAGCGAACCGCTTCCACCATCATTAGCTTATGATGTACTCCTTTATTGGATAGTCGTTGCACCTTCAATCACTTCCGTGAATGCTTGGCTCAGGATTGTCTTCAACACGACTTGTTAAGAGTTCCCCTGAATTCAATTCGTTTTTGTCATTATGATTACTCATAAAGTCATCCCTGCCTGTTAAATTATAACTTGCGTTAAGATGAATGTCTTAGCATCATCTCTAGTAGGTAGTCCTGCTGACTTTTGATTAACAGTATGTATATCAGTTCCATTATCTTTATTACCTTCATCTACAGTCTTAGCATATCTACCTTTATCATATCTAGCCATATAATGACTTAGTGTTCTAAGCTCTAAACCATCAGCATCACAGCCTACTAATTTCTTTCCTTTAGGTACAGTAAATAATGCTCTACATTCTCCTCCTCTAAAAGCTCTACTAGATGGAACTTGAGCCATATTAGGATTACTATGTGTACATCTTCTTGATACAGCTCCTAATGTGTTTACTTGTCCGTGTATTCTATTATCATCTCTAACCATCTTAAGCCAAGCATTATCACCTTCAGCTAGTTGTCCTAGTAATTTATTAACCTCAAAGTAATGAGCTAATATGCTAGCTTCAGGATAATCCATATCCTTTAATATAGCATCATTAATAATAGGATTACCTTTATCAGTTTCTTTAGGTGACTCCCAATCATACCATCTCTTAAACCATATAGCTATATGCTGTCTACTAGAAGGATTAAACTCTGTATAGATAATAGGTTGATGACTACCTATAATAGTCTTACCTTGAGCTTTAAAAGGAAACTTCTTAACATAATCTTTCTGTGTCTTTAGCTTTCCTTTAGGTAAGAATAAAGGAGTAAATACTTTGTGTAGTTCTGTAGTAGCTTTTTCCTTATCTTTCATAAGTTCTATATGTAAGGTCTGAGCTTTCTTAACATCAAAGTATACTCCATATTGTTCTTGTCTAGCTATTATTCTAGCAAAGTTATATTCTAACCATAGAGCTTCACTAGGTATGTCCTTAGCTACTAGCTTCTTATATAGGTCATAGGTTACTTCTACGTCTCTACGACAATATGAAAACATATTATCATTTAACTCTAACCATGCATCTTCTTGTTCCCCATAAGTCCCTTTTAACAGTCCTAATCTATACCCCCAACTAGCTAATGAGTGGCTTCCTTTCATCTTAGGAGGAAGCTTACGATTATTGCTATCAATCATCAACATGTTAGGATAACCTAACTGACTCATTATTAATGTGTCTTGTATCTCACAATGTTCCCATAGATTTACATTATATAGTTTCTTGATAACAGGTATATCAAACTTAATCCCATTATGTGCTACTAATACATCAGCTGTTTTTAGTAACTCTATCATATCTTCTATAGACCCTGAACTACCTTTAATAGGTCTTGATGTAAACCCAAGATACGTACCATCTTCTACTATGTAACAGTAACCACAATGGATTACATTACAATCAAGTAGTAAGTTGTCTGTCTCTAAATCGAATAAGATAGTCATTTACGTAGTCTTTCATGCTCTATTCTATGACAATTAGAACATAATAATATACATTTATCTACCTCTTTAAGTAGATTATCCCATGACCTACTAATAGCATCTGATATTGATACATCTTTAGTATTTGGGTCAGTATGATGAAAATCAAAAGGAACAAAAGAAGTATGAGTGAAACCACAATGAGCACATATACGCCCACCTATATATTCAGCTAACCTATCTTGTTTCTTTTTAAAATCTTCTCTTCTCCACTTATTTAGTTTATCTTTATTATCTCTCATCCATTTATTATGTTTTATTGAAATACACTTCTTACACTTAGCTGTACGTCCATGAGGAAGTCTTTTGTCCTTATTGAACAGCTCTAATTCCTCTTCAGTCCTAGCCTCGACACCACATTGTGTACATTTTCTTAATATACTCATTTACTTCCTTTAAAAATCTTCGTTATCATACTCCTCTGTTTGTGTTATTTCAAACTCCTCATCAGTAGGGTGACATATGCCTGTATCAATATCATATACAAATCCTACAGTTTTACCTGTCGCTTTACCTGAGAACCTGTCTTTAATAACCCTTACTAAACCTTTCTGTCTTTCTTCAGGTGTTGCTGCTAAAGTATTTCTTTCTATACCTAACATAAAGTAACTCCATCTCATAATTGCCCTCGAACCAGTAAACATTCCTTGTTCAACACGTCCTCCTGCCTCATGAGAAGGCCCTTTCTTAGGTGGGTTCAGATGGCTTACAAGTAGTATCCATATGTTAAGTTCCTTAGCTAGTGAAGCTATCTCTTCCATTAAGGCATCAAGATGTCGTCTCTCATCCTCAGCATGAGCATTAAGGGCAGTAAGATTGTCAATATAAAAAAGTTTAATTCCATACGAGACATTAGCACTCCTTATCTTATTTTTAATAGTCTGCCAATCTATTCTACCAAAGTTATCGTAGATATATATATTATTGTTTAGTCCTTGTATAGACTTCTTTAAGTCATCTTTAGAGTAATCACTGTCAGGTAAGTGATAATGTACTCCATCCATCTTACCACATACTCTAAGTAGTGTTTCTACTTTACCTTGCTCTAGCATGAAAGTAGCTACCTTATGTCCTTGTTCTATATCAAAGGCTATCTGTTGTGTAACGAAGTCAGTCTTACCTATCGCTACACCTGCACCTACTGTGACTATCTCTCCATATCTTCTACCATAGCTTATGTCTGTAAGCTTAGGATATAACCAAGGTAGTCCTACTTCAATAGGCTTCATAGCTTCTTCTAGTAGGTCATCAGGACTAACAAAACCATCAGGCTTATAATCTTGAGCATTATAGAAGGTTTGTACTACTCCTGCTTTACCTGTAGTAACTAATACTTCATTAGCATCTTTACACTCAGGATGTTTAATTATCTTTACTTTACCAGCTGGTAGTAGTGGTATACATTCTTCAATAGCTTTATTACCTTGTTCATCATTATCAAACCATAGATATATTTCTTTAAAGCTATTAATCCATTCACTATTAGCTAGTATCTCTTTCTTAGCTGATTGTGCCCCATTCTTAATAGATACAATAGGATATGTTCCTAATGCTTCACTAACAGATAAAGCATCAAGTTCTCCTTCACATATAGTAAGCTTCTGTCCACCACCTTTAAATAGTTGTTGACCAAACATTAAAGCTTTCTTAGGTTCTCCTATAAACTTAAATGTCTTATCTTTATATCTAAGCTTCTGTGCCACTCTATTACTCTCTACATCATAGTAATTAGCTATCTGTACTATATTACCATTAATATCAGTTCCTACTGTATATCCATATCTACTACAAGTAGATTGAGATATTCTTCTTTTAGCTAATCCTTGATATTCTCCATGTAATAATTCTTTACTCATTGTAGATGCTCTTCTAACAGCCTTATGTAGTTGGTCTTGTTCCTCTTTAGACCAAGTATCACAAGCGAAACAGTAAGCAGTCCCATTGCTATATATAGCATTACCATCACTACTTCCACAGTTACTGCATGGTGCATGATATAGAAACTCTCCTTTATTCTTTTCCACATTCTATCTCCTCTATCATTACATCTACCCTAGGTTTATGCTTATCTATATCCCCATGTATACCTCTAACATCAGGTACAATAGTATAATTATCATCAGGTATCTTTTTAGCCTCTACTAAAGCATCTTGAAAGAACTTATCTACTACTGCTACTACATTCATTACATCATATCTACGTCTTGTAGATTTATATACTGTGTAAGTTATCTTGATTTGTTTATCAAACTTAGGACAGTCCCATAGTTGTTGTACTGCTTTAATAGTAAACAACTTCTTTACCTGATTACGTTGTTGATAATGTAAGTTACTAACTCTATTATAGTTTAGATAGATGTCTTTCTTCTTTCTTGTTCCTACACTTATAAAGAGAGGAAGGCTAGTAGTAAAACTAGCCATTGTTATAGTCTGACTATAAATAATATTAATATATTTATATTGACTAATATGATAGCAATCTTATCAAAATTAGTAAAAGGTCTTTCTTCATTTAATATTTTCCACACTAGAAGTCTCCATTTTCACTATCATCTTCATCAAAAGATGTATCTACATTAGAGGGTACATAACCATCATCATCAAAGTCTTCTCCTTCACTAGCACCACCAAACTCTTTAAGTTCTAATATCTGCATAGCTGACCACGATAAGCTTACTCCTATTGTATTAGTAGTAGCCATATAGTAAGGATTAACATATACTTTACACTTAATAATACTACCATTACCTACTTCAGGACATTGGTCTCTAGGTATCTCTTTACCACCACCTATAAGCTTAACATAGTCTTGTCCTTGTTTTCTATCAAGTACATTCTTAAGCTTAGGTTGTATCATCATCTTACCTGTCTCAGTTTCAATAGTATAATTACCATCATCATCTTTCTCTTTAATGATATGGTCTTTAAATGGATAAGCTTTGTTTAGTGTTTTCTTCTTACTAGCTGTAAGCTTCAAATCTCCTTCATCATTCATAGCTTCATCATAAGCTTTATCAATCATATTTTCTATCTTCTTAATGAATAACTTATAATCATCAGCTTCAGGGTCTGCAAGTAGATTAACACTATACTGACCTCTTGGTGAGTATTGTCCTGTATCTAAAGACTTCTTTAAGTACTTACACCACTCAGCTTCACCTGCAAATGTAACTATATTTGTTCCTCGTACCTTAAAAGGTTTCTTATTTACTGCCATCTTCATTCTCCTTTGTTTTAGTTATTGGGTATGTTCCTATTAGTAATTTACTAACTTCATCCATATTATTCTCTACTTGCTGTAGTAGTCCTAACAAAGCATATTGCTTTATCTGTTCATTATCTATTTCTTCTACTTCATCTAGTAATCTATTAAAGAATATAGATAACTTTTCCCTTATAGTCATATGACCTCCTTTATATTACTTAAGTATAAACTTAAATTTTCTTTTTTTTTCTTTTCTCCCAATGGGAGCAACATTAAGGTTTATTTAAGGTTAACTAAATATATACCTGCTATTACGTACTTCATTTAAATCTAAGTCATTTATCATAACC